AAAATGAGAAATGGGTCAGCTTGGTCAATGCATTCTTGGGGAATAGCAGTAGACTTAGACCCTGCTCGAAATACATTAAAAGAAACAAGTGCTACAGCAAGATTTGCACGTCCTGAATATAAAGCTATGATTGATATTTTTTATAGTCACGGATTTATTTCTTTAGGTCGTGAGAAGAATTATGATTGGATGCATTTTGAAATAAAAGAGTAATTATGCCGAACGAAAAAAAGAAATTTAGAGATACAAAAGTAGGCAAGTTCCTAACTCAGAAAGCCCCTAAAATTTTAGATAGTGTTGGAGACATCCTTCCATCTAATGGGGTATTTGGCATTGTAAAAAACCTCATCAGTTCATCTGAAGAGTTATCTGTTGAAGACAAAGCTATTGCTCTACAAGAATTGGAAAAATCAATTCAGGCATTTGAGTTAGAAGTTAAAGACAGAGAATCTGCAAGGCTAAGAGAAGTTGAGATAGCAAAGACAGGGAAGTTTGACTTCCTTTTTTACTTAACAGGACTTGTAGGACTTTTTGTTTTTTGTTTTATAGTTTATGCTATTGTTTTTCTCCAAATACCGGAACAAAATAAAGAGATATGGATACATCTTATTGGAATTTCAGAAGGCGTTGTACTATCTATCTTTGGTTACTACTTCGGAAGTGCTGTTAAGAAGAATGTACATCCATAAATTTACTATATTTGTAAAAATTTAAAATCAAATCAAATGTCACAAACACTTTTATCACAAGAAGAACTTGGTAAAATCCAAGAGATGAACAATGAATTTACAAAAGCTAAAATGGCTCTTGGAGATTTAGAAATGCAGAAAGCTAATATTTTAAAATCAATTGAATTATTGAGAGGCGAATTTGCAAAGCACGAGATGGAATTAATTAATAAATATGGTCAAGATGCAGTTATCAATGTTCAAACAGGAGAAGTAACAAAAAAACAAGATTAATATGACACCGGGAAAATTCATCGGAACATTATTCCACTCAAGAGATGCAATGCACATTGCACATCTTCAAACGACATCGTTTGCTGAGCATAAGGCATTAAATGGATATTATGATTCAATTCTTGATTTGACTGATACGTTTACAGAAGCATATTTTGGTCAGAACAAAAGAGTTGAGATTGTAATTCCTGAAGCAAAAGTTCTTGATTCTGTTACTCATTTGAAAGAGTTGCAGTCAATTCTTAACACAGAAAGAAGTAATTATTCTTCTGAACTTCAAAATATTATTGATGAGATGCTTGGCTTAGTTGACAAAACTCTTTATCTTTTAACTTTAAACTAAAAAGCGATGGCAAAGATTAGTACATACGCAGTAGTACCTTCTCCTGCGAGTTTGAACGATATGCTTATAGGCACTAACGTAGCAAACAACAATGAGACAGACAACTTTAAGCTATCTCAGGTACTTTCTTTGTATCCTTTGATAACTCAAAAAGCAACTCTTTTAAGTAATGCAACTCAAACGGCTGCTATAAACACCCCAACTACTGTTACATTTAGTTCGGCTCCAATAGCAACTACAGGTTTAACTCCACTTCCAACAGGAACAGGTCCTTATACCGGTATTCAAATTGGCAATAGCGGATATTACTTGGTTGAATTTACAGCTACAATATTGAGTTTGGGAGCGGCAGGAGAAGTTTCTGCTTGGTTAAAAGTAAATTCATCAAATATTGGACCGGCACACGTTCAATCTTTAATTGGAGGCGGATATACTACTATGACGTTTAGTTTTATTTACAACTTTACAGCAGCAGATATTGTATCAATAGCTTGGCAAACAACAAATACAAACGGAACTTTAGGAGCGATAGCAGCAGGTGTTGCAAGACCTCTTGTTCCAAGTGCACAAATAACTATAAGTCAAGTTTAAAATAATGAATACTAATGGCAAAGATAGAGACTTACATTTTAGCGACTCAGCCGCTCTCGTTTAACGATATGTTAATCGGGACCGAAGTTGGAGGTCCTATCCCAAATGCCACAAAAAACTTTTCATTAGGAGAACTTTACAACCTCTTTGCGTCAGTTCCTGCTGTTGGTAATCTTCAGCAGACGTTAAACGCAGGCAACACAGCTACACAAAATATATTCCTTACAGGGAACATCGAATCATCTACTATTAAGCCTGTCTATATTATTGATGGGCTTAATTCAACAGGTGCTGTTGGAGAAGTTCTTATTCGTTCGTTTTCCGGGATTTCTTGGGGTCCCATACCTGCCTCAACACTTCAATCCGTTCTTAATGCAGGCAATACGGCAACACAGAATATTATATTGACAGGGAATATAACCTCAACACAGATTATTCCCGGAAATATAAAAGATGGATTAGGTAATTTAGGGACTACAGGACAGATACTTTCTAAAACTGCTACCGGGATTCAATGGATTAATGCTCCTTTAACAGCACCTGATTTGCAAGCTGTAACTAACATAGGATATACTACTACTAATCCTATTGAAGCACAGGGCGGTATATGGTCTGTGTATAACATATACGGTATGGATAATACCGGGTCATTATACCTTAATAGTGCATTTTTTGGATTAGGTGCAACAAATGAATTATATGCACTAAATCCATCAGCAACAAATCTTTGGGCATTGCCTAATGCTTCAGGAACTATAGCGTTACTTAGCGATATACCTGTTATTACTACTCCTAATTTGCAATCTGTTCTTAATGCAGGGAATACTGCGACTCAAAATATATTCCTAACAGGAAATATTACAGCTACAGACATAAAGCCTGTTACAATTACTGATGAAACAAATGTCACAGGGACCTTAGGACAAGTTTTAACACGTAGTGCTTCAGGACTTATTTGGGCTACACCGGCTCCTACATCTCCTCTTACTACTAAAGGAGACCTTTATACTTTTAGCACAGTTAATACGAGACTTTCTGTTGGAACAAATGGTCAAATTTTATCTGCCGATAGTACACAAGCAACAGGGTTGAGATGGATTAATATACCTACAGATGTCACAAACGTCAGTGCTGTTATGGTTAATCCAAGCCAAACTGTTGTTGTTACAAACCCAACAACAACTCCAACTATTACTATTGACGATACTAATTTGTTGTATAACAAGTTTATGGTTAATCAATACTCATACCTTTTGCCATCAGATGGTAATGTATTATGGGATACACTTCGTGTTGGAGGGACTATTCTTCAGACAGGTACAGTTTCTGCGTTAAGTGAAACCCCAATGGGGCAATTGTTTACAACAGCATTAGCAGTTGGTTCTGTTACCGGATTATTTGGGACATCATTTGGTGGTTCAGGATATTTAGGTGTAAACTTTGATTTTGACTTTTCTTACAGATTTAGAATCAATACAAATAATGGTGCTCAAAGATTATTCTGTGGAGTATCGTCTTTATATGCTACTGCTACTCCTACAAATGTTGAGCCTACTACTCAAATCAATAGCATTGGAGTAGCAAAGCTGCAAGCAACAGCAAATCTTTATTTTATATGGAATGATGCTACAGGTACAGCTTCTTCTCTTGATTTAGGGGCAGGGTTCTCAGGTGTAGATACAGCTTGTACATATCGAATGAGAATTTATAAAGTATCAGGTGCAGCAGCAATTACTTTAGAGTTAACAAAAGTAGTAAATGCTACAGGAGTAGTTACAACTACATCAACTGTAATCACGTCAGATTATAATACAGGAGCAACTATGTATCCTGTTATTTGGATGGGAAATAATACAGCCGTTTCGGGAGCCGTATCATTTAAAAACTATGGTTGTCAAATGACTAAACACGGACTCGTAAACGCATAATTATGGACATCAGAAAAATATCAATAGGACCCGATTACAAAAGTGGAGCGATGCATTATATCGTTGGACAAAAGATTCTTGGGGATAGCAACGAAATACACTTAATAAAGTACGATGAGTCGACAAGTTCTATACTTATCTACATAATTAATGAAAAAAAAGAAGTAGTTTTGTGGAAACAGTTTAGTTCAACTATTCCAATTTCAATCGAATTTAATATCAATTTTTAATGAAGTCTCCATTCTACTTTATAGTTACGCCATTAAATGGCAAAAGGTATGATAATACAAGGGATATGTCAGGGGTGGAAGTTATTGTAAGCACATCTGAAGAAGACCACAAGTTCGCTAATAGATATGCTGAAGTTTTAGAACTTCCTGCAAGATATACCGGTCCCATAAAAAAAGGGGATATTTTGCTTGTCCATCATAATGCGTTTAAGTTTTATAACGATATGAAGGGCAGGCAAAAAAGCGGAAGGTCTTTTTTTAGAGATGACGTTTTTCTTATTGATGATGAGCAATTCTTTCTTTATAAAAGTGGTTTCACGTGGAACGCTTACGACAGATATTGTTTTGTAAAACCTATTGCAGCCGTTGAGTCTTATATAAAGAAACCTTTTTCTGAAGAGCCTTTGATGGGCGAGATGAAATACCCAAATGACTATCTTATTAGTCGTGGAATAAGTGCAGGAGATAAAATATGTTTTGCCCCGGACAGTGAATATGAATTTGAAGTTGATGGGGAAAAACTATACCGAATGTATGACCATCAAATTACTATTAAGCTATGATAAATGTAATTGACAACTTTTTAGATGACAATACATACAAGGCGACTTATGATAAATTAAGTTCAAATGAGTTTAAAGAAGTCCCTGCCGGAGATAAATCATTTTGGGTTCAATTTAGCACTCCTGAGTTTGATAGGTTAGTTTTAGATAAAATTAGTCGGGCTGAAGGTGTAAAAAGAAGAAACATATTTAGTTTCTTTAGAGTTGCTACTGATAAGGTAGATACAGATTGGAGGATTCATTCTGATGCTATTATAAATGGAGAAAGACCTGAAAGAGCATTGGTTCTTTATCTATCTCCATCTACTATGGAAGGATTACACGGAACAGCATTTTGGAAGCACAAAGAACTTGGAGATTGCTTACCCGAAAATGTTTCTTTTGAGGAATATGATAAGGTACTTTTGAATGAGTCAAATAATATAGAAAAATGGGATTTGCATTCAGTTATAGGTTACAAGATTAACCGTGCAGTATGCTATCCCTGCAATTACTTCCATAGTAAATATCCAAATATAGGATGGACCGAAGGAAGAATGGTGTATGTAATGTTTTATAAATAAAATCAAATCAAATCAATATGAATCTAATCACGTTCGACAACATTATTAAAGACCCTGAACAGTATGTAAAAGAGATTGAAGCATATGGCTTTCAAGAAATTGCAAGTGGGGATAAAACATTTAGCAACATACAGCCAAGAGGCAACGATGATGAATTTGCTAAATATATGCTTACATTGTTTCCGGGATATAAAATTAAATGGAATGTAGTAAGAAAGTCAGACCCAAGTGAGACTTCTAATAGGCTTAATCTTGATGGAATGACAGGAGATATTACTGCTGTTCTTTCTTTAACAGAACCTGAAAATGATGGAGAAGAAGGAATTGTACTTTTTGATGAAGAGCACAATGTGCTTTGTTCAGTTTATTCACGATTTAATAGAATGATTGCTTTTGATGCAACTGCTATTAAAGATAAAGATGCATATGAACTGACAGCAAAAAAGGAAACAGTTAAATTAACTCAAGTAATATTCTTAGAAGAAAATGAGTAAAGAGATAAAATTAAGAATAATTCAAGCAGGACATAAAGCTGTTCAGGAACTCATTAAAGTTGCTGAAGAGTCTATTTTAAAACCTGAAGAAGAAGGAGATGATTTATCTGCTGATAAATTAAAAAATGCCGCAGCAACTAAAAAGTTGGCAATATTTGATGCATTTGAAATTCTTAATAGGATTGAAAGTGAAAAAGAAAATATTGATGCAATAGATAAAGGAGTAAGTGTAACCGATTCAAAACAAGGATTTGCAGAAAGACGTTCAAAATAATGACTTATACAGGGTGCTATATGATTACGTGCCGGCTAATGTTCTTGCAAACAAGAATAAAGCTAAGACGTGGGATTATGGCTATGATGACAAGTACAATATGGTCGTTATTTCTAAAACCGGGCAGATAGGAGAAATTATAAGTATTTCAGGCTTGGCTATAGCATTACCTCTTGCTCCTAAAACCTGTCTTCAAAGACACACTAAATCATCTGAACAATATTGGGAAAGAGAAGAATGTCCAAGGGACCTTCTGAAAATTCAATCTATATTTCATTGGAATGAAATGCCTTCTCAGTTTAAAAATAAATGGGTGGACTATATCGAACAACAGTTTGATTATAGGGAACAAGGTTTTTGGTTTATGAACAATGGGACTCCAACTTATATAACCGGGTCTCATTGGATGTATCTTCAATGGGCAAGTATTGATATTGGGTATCCTGATTTTAGAGAAGCTAACCGTATCTATTGGATTTTTTGGGAAGCGTGCAGAGCAGACTATAGGTCATTTGGAATGGTCTATCTTAAGATAAGACGTTCAGGATTTTCATTTATGTCATCATCTGAATGTATCAATATTGGAACTCTTGCGAGAGATGCAAGGGTTGGGATACTTTCAAAGACAGGAGCCGATGCTAAAAAAATGTTTACTGACAAGGTTGTTCCTATAAACAGCAGACTTCCATTTTTCTTTAAGCCTGTAATGGATGGTATGGATAAACCAAAAACAGAATTAGCATTTCGTTTGCCGGCATCTAAGATTACAAAGAAGAATATGTATGACACTACCGACAATGAAGTCGATGGGTTGGATACTACAATAGATTGGAAGAATACAGAAGACAACTCCTATGATGGAGAAAAGCTATTATTTTTGGCTCACGATGAAAGTGGTAAATGGACTAAGCCTGTAAACATTAAAGAGAATTGGAGGGTTACTAAGACCTGTCTTAGGTTAGGTTCTAAAATAATTGGCAAGTGTATGATGGGGTCTACTTCAAATGCATTGTCTAAAGGAGGTCAGAATTTCAAGGATATATACGAAGACTCACGTGTTGCTACTCGTAATGCTAATGGTCAGACTAAGTCAGGATTATATGCTTTATTCATTCCTATGGAATGGAATATGGAAGGGTTCATTGACCTTTATGGTTTCCCGGTATTTAGAAAACCTAAAGATAAAGTAGCCGGAGTTGATGGAGGATGGATAAAAAACGGAGCGATTGATTATTGGGAGGCAGAAGTTGATTCTTTAAAAAGTGATTCAGATGCATTAAATGAATTTTATCGTCAGTTTCCAAGAACAGAATCTCACGCATTTAGAGATGAAAGCAAACAGGCTTTATTTAATCTTACTAAGATATACCATCAGATAGATTATAATGACTCAATGATTAAAGAGCATTACATTACTCGTGGGTCTTTTAGTTGGAAGGATGGAATAAAAGATACTCAAGTAATATGGTCGCCTGATAAAAATGGCAGATTTTATTGTAGTTGGTTCCCTCCCAAACACCTTCAAAACAATGTTCACACAAGATTAGGTATTAAATATGCCGGCAATGAACATATGGGGTCGTTTGGTTGCGATAGTTATGATATATCTGCGGTTGTAGATGGAAGGGGCTCAAATGGTTCTTTGCACGGACTAACAAAGTTTCATATGGATGAAGGTCCTGTAAATGAATTTTTTTTAGAATACACTGCTCGTCCTCAAACAGCAGAAATATTTTTTGAAGAAGTTCTTATGGCGTGTGTGTTTTTTGGGATGCCAATTCTTATAGAAAATAACAAGCCACGTCTTTTATATCATTTTAAAAATAGAGGATATAGAGGATTCTGTTTAAATAGACCTGATAAGCAGTATTCAAAATTATCAAAAACAGAAAGAGAACTTGGGGGAATACCAAACTCTTCTGAAGATGTGAAACAGGCTCACGCAGCAGCCATAGAATCTTACATTGAAAAACATATAGGGTTAGATTTGGAAGCTAAATATAGAGACCCTGAAGAGATGGGAACTATGCCTTTTACAAGGACCTTAGAGGATTGGGCAAAGTTTGACATTAACGACAGAACAAAATATGATGCATCTATTAGTTCGGGATTAGCAATTATGGCTAATCAAAAGCACTTATATATGCCTGAAAAAAAAGAATCAAAAATTAGTATTAACTTCGCAAGATATAAACAGGATGGTAACTTAAGCCAATTAATACGATGAAAAATATATTAATAGACATAACATCTACAGTCTTTCCTACTCAGATGGCTTCTGATGCTGAAAAAGCAACTGATGCGTATGGACTACAAGTTGGTCAAGCAATTCAATATGAGTGGTTCAAAAAAGATGGCAATACTTGTAGATTCTATGGTCAATGGAGGGAGTTCCATAGGCTTAGATTATATGCAAGAGGCGAGCAGTCTGTTGCAAAATACAAAAATGAATTAGCTATTGATGGCGACCTTTCTTATTTGAATATAGATTGGACCCCTGTTCCTATCCTTCCAAAGTTTGTAGACATCGTTGTTAATGGTATGTCTGAGAGATTATTTAAAGTAAAGGCTTACGCACAAGATGCAATGTCTCAGGAACATAGAAACCAATACCAAGAGCAATTAGAGGGACAAGTAGCAGCAAAAGATGTATTGGATATTATTCAGCAATCTACAGGAGTAAATCCATTTATGATGGAGCCTGATAAGTTGCCTACAAATGATGATGAAATGAAACTTCATATGCAGCTTAGCTATAAGCCTGCAATTGAAATAGCAGAGGAAGAAGCTATAAATACAATGTTTGATAACAATAAGTATGATGACATTAGAAAGAGACTTGATTATGATGCGACTGTTATTGGAATAGCTGTAGCAAAGCACGAGTTTCTTCCCGGAGCAGGAATAAAAATTTCATATGTTGACCCTGCAAATATGGTCTATAGTTATACTGAAGACCCAATGTTTAAAGATTGTTTTTATTGGGGAGAGGTTAAGACAGTGCCGTTAACAGAATTATATAAAATAGACCAATCATTGACAAAAGAAGATTTGAATGAAATCTCTCAATTTAGCAATTCTTGGTATGATTATTTTAATGTAGCACAGTTCTATCAAAATGATATGTTTTTCCGTGATACTTGTACTTTAATGTATTTTAACTACAAGTCTTCCAAAAAAATTGTTTACAAAAAGAAAAATCTCGATGGCGGTGGAGTAAGAATTATTCAAAAAGATGATTCATTTAATCCTCCACAAGAAATGATGGATGAAGCAGGATTTGAAAAAATTGAGAAAACAATTGATGTGTGGTATGAGGGGATTATGGTTATGGGAACCAACATATTACTTAAATGGGAATTGGCTGAAAATATGGTTCGTCCTAAGTCAGCTTCTCAACACGCCATACCTAACTATGTTGCCTGTGCTCCTCGTATGTACAAAGGAATTATTGAATCATTGGTTCGGAGAATGATTCCTTTTGCAGACCTTATACAAATTACGCATTTAAAACTTCAACAGGTAATCAATCGTGTAGTACCTGATGGGGTGTTTATTGATGCAGATGGATTAAGTGAGATTGATTTAGGTACAGGTAATGCATATAGTCCTGAAGATGCGTTAAGGTTATACTTTCAAACAGGTAGTGTAATTGGACGTAGTTTTACAGGAGATGGAGATTTTAATAACGCAAAAATTCCAATTACTCAACTTACTTCTAATTCAGGTACAGCAAAAACTCAAATGTTGCTTGCTAATTACAATCATTATTTAGATATGATTAGGTCTGTTACCGGATTAAATGAGGCTCGTGATGGTTCTACTCCTGACCCTAACTCTTTAGTTGGGTTACAGAAATTAGCTGCCCTCAACTCGAATACAGCAACTCGTCATATTCTTGAATCAGGATTGTATATTTATAAAACAATAGCTGAGGCTTTAACGTATAGAATATCTGATATTTTAGAATATGCTGAGTTCAAAGATGAGTTTATAAACCAAATTGGGAAATACAACGTCAACTTACTTTCTGAAATAAGTGACTTGTATATTTACGACTTTGGTATTTTTATTGAAGTGGCTCCTGACGAAGAACAAAAAAGTCAACTTGAACAAAACATTCAGATGGCTTTATCTAAAGGAGATATTAATCTTGAAGATGCTATTGACATTAGAGAACTTAGAAATCTTAAACTTGCAAATCAGTTACTTAAACTTAAACGAGTTAAGAAACAAGAGAGAGAAGAAAAGATGGCTATGCAGAAACAAGCTATGGTTGCACAACAAAATCAACAATCACAGCAAATGGCAGGGCAAGTTGCTATGCAAAAACTTCAAGGAGAATTACAAGGTAAAATGCAATTAAAACAAGCTGAATCTCAGTTTGATTTACAAGTAATGGAAAAAGAAGCTGAATTGAAAATGATGTTAATGGATAAAGAATTTCAATTCAATATGCAATTAGCACAAATCAATGCAGGGTCTCTTTCTCAACGTGAACAAATGAAAGAAGATGCTAAGTCAAAAAGGATTAGTCAGCAAAATACTGAGCATTCTAAAATAGTAAATCAAAAGAAAAATAATCTACCTCCATTGGATTTTGAATCTAACGAAGATAGTTTAGATGGGTTTGATTTAGCAGAATTTGAACCTCGTTAAAATTGTATTGAATTTTTGTTTAAATTTGTAACAAATTAAATCAAATCAAATAAAATGGAAAACATAAAAGTAAGGCTCTTAGATGGAGCGGAAGAAAAAGGGGTTGCTCAGGTAGAACAAGAATTACTTGATAAACACCAACAAGGATTAGAAAACGAAGGTGCTTCAGCAGGTAACGAAGGTGCTCCGGCAGGGAATGAAGGTGCTCCGGCAGGGAATGAGGCTGAAGAAGATTTAGATGAACAAAAAGTTCTTTCATATATTGGAAAGCGATACAATAAACAGATTAACTCTTTTGATGAGTTGGTATCTGAAAGAAAAGCTGCTGAGGAACTACCTGAAGACGTTTCTGCTTTTTTAAAGTATAAAAAAGAAACAGGTAGAGGGATTAACGATTTCCTTAAATTAAATAAGGATTTTGAAACAATGGAGCCTGAGCAACTTGTTAAAGAGTATTTATCAGCAACACAAGAAGGTCTTGATAACGAAGACATAGATGCGTTGATGGAAGATTACTCATACGATGAGGATATTGACGATGAGTCAAAGGTTAAGAAGATAAAAATCGAAAGAAAAAAGATTATTAACGAAGCAAAGAAATTCTTCAATAATCAGAAGGAAAAGTACAAAGTGCCTCTTGAGTCAAGCCCGGCATCACTTTCCCAAGAAGAAAAAGAAGAGTTTGATTTGTATCGTCAATATACACAGCAATCTAAGACTGTCGAAGAAGAGAATGGTCGCAAGCGTCAGTGGTTTACTCAAAAAACTGACGAAGTTTTTGATGGAGAGTTCAAAGGTTTTGAGTTCGAGGTCAACAATAAAAAAATTGCGTTTTCTCCGGGCGATGCGAAAGAGTTGAAAAAACTACAATCTAATCCTGAGAACTTTATTAAAAAGTTTTTGGACGAAAGTGGTTTGATTAAAGATGCAGCAGGCTATCACAGGTCATTAGCAATTGCGATGAATCCCGAAAAGTTCGCAAAGTTCTTTTATGAACAAGGACAGGCGGATGCAACAGAAGGTACTTTAAAAGGCATAAAGAATATCAATATGTCTGAACGTAGAGCACCTGAAGTTTCAAAAACCAATGATGGGATGCAGGTTAAAGCTATGAACCCTGACTCAGGAAGGAGTCTTAAAATTCGTAGCATAAAACGTATTTAGAAACAATTTAAAAATTAAAAAAAATGGCAGGTTCATTATTATCAACGCCTACCTATGCTCTCCAACCGTCAGCAGAACAGGTAGCGTTACAGACAAACTACATTACTAACTTCAACTTCTTGAATCAGTATCTTCCTGATACTTATGAGAAAGAATTTGAGCGTTATGGTAATCGTACAATTGCATCTTTCTTACGTATGGTAGGAGCAGAGATGCCATCTAACTCAGACCAAATTAAATGGGCTGAACAAGGTCGTTTACACATTAAGTACACTCAGGTAACTTCAGCAGGTGCGGCAGGTGCTCCAACAGCAACCTTCACTGTAGCTGATACAGGTGTTACTTACATTGCAATCCGTGTTGGACAAACTGTAATGATTCAGACAAACACTACAGGTGTTTTCAACAAAGCAATCGTTACTGCTGTTCCTTCTGCAACTACTTTCACTGTAGCTTTCTACGAAGGTACAGGTCAAGCATTTGCTGCTGCGGTTCAATGTACAGTGTTCATCTATGGTTCTGAGTTCAAAAAAGGAACTAACGGAATGGTTGGTTCTTTGGAAGCAGAAGATGACATCTTTACCAACAACCCTATTATCTTAAAAGATAAATATGCGGTTAATGGTTCTGATATGGCTCAAATCGGATGGGTTGAAGTTACTACTGAAAATGGTGCTACAGGTTACTTGTGGTACTTGAAATCAGAGCACGAAACTCGTTTGAGATTTGAAGACTACATCGAGACTTCAATGATTGAAGCTGTTCCGGCTGTTACAGGTGCAGGTGGTGGTGCTGCTGCCGCAGGGTACATTGGTTCACAAGGTATCTTCTACGTTGTAAACGCTCGTGGTAACGTATGGGGTGCAGGTACACCAACATCTCTTACTGATTGGGATACAATCGTATCTCGTTTGGATAAGCAAGGTGCTATCGAAGAGAACGTAGTGTTTGTTAACCGTGGATTGTCTTTTGACATCGACAATATGTTAGCTACATTGAACGGTTACACTTCAGGTGGTGTTGCTCAATCAGCTTCATTCGGTTTGTTCGACAATGACGTGAATATGGCGTTGAACTTAGGTTTCACAGGATTCCGTAGAGGTTACGATTTCTACAAATCTGATTGGAAATACCTAAACGACCCAACAATGCGTGGTGGTCTTAACCAAACAATTGCGTCTGCAACAGGTACAATCACAGGGCTTATGGTTCCTGCCGGTTCTACTTCAGTGTATGACCAAATTATGGGTAAGAACGCTAAGCGTCCATTCTTACACGTTCGTTACCGTGCTTCTGAAGCAGAAGACAGACGTTACAAGACTTGGATTACAGGTTCTGCCGGAGGTGCTCAAACAAGCGACTTGGATGCAATGGAGGTTAACTTCCTTTCTGAGCGTTGTGTATGTACCTTGGGTGCAAACAACTTCGTATTGTTCCGTTTCGGATAATATAAAAGGGTTAGTAAAAAATGGAGGCTGTCTTCAAAGACAGCTTCCTTTTTAAATTAAATTAAATCAAATTAAATCATAAATAAAATGTCAACAAGCAATAATACTCCAACAGACAAAGTCTACCGATTAACAATCGGAAACCCATTATCATATACCTTAGCTTCAAGAAACCATCCAAGGTTTCCGCTTATGTGGTACGATGAAAAAAACAATATAAATCGTGCTCTTAGATATGCAAAAAACCAAAAGACCCCTTTTGAGGATGAACAAGATGGCAATGCAATCGTTGAGCCTATAATTTTTGAGGATGGATTCCTTAGAGTCCCAAAACAAAATCCTGTTCTACAAGCCTTCCTGCATTATCATCCTTTAAATGGACAAGTATTCACTGAGGTGGATAAAGAAAAAGATGCGGCTGCTGAAGTAGAGGATTTGAACATAGAGGTAGAAGCATTAGTAGAGGCTCGTCAGCTTAGCATTGAGCAAATAGAAATGCTAACTCGTGTGATGTTTGGAAAAGACCCATCAACAACTTCAACTGCGGAATTAAAGAGAGATATTTTGGTGTTTGCTAAAACAGAACCAAGAGAGTTCCTTAACATATTAAATGACCCTGAACTTAAATTTCAAGCTAAAATCAGTTTGTTTTTTGAATCTAAATTATTAGTTTTACGAAACAATGACAAAGAAGTTTGGTATAACACTGCAACTAACAAGAAAAAAATGTTGTCTGTTCCATTTGGAGAAAGTCCTAATGATACGGTAGCATTCTTTTTGAAAAGTGACGAAGGACTTGATGCCTTGCAGATGTTAGAAACAACATTAGGATAGTCGATTCTCTGATTGTGTTCTGATTAATGATGGAAGGAGGGTACAAAATTGTGCCCTCTTTTTTTTGTATATTTGTAAAAATATTGGATAAATGATAAACGAGGTAAGAAATACAGTCTTGTCCATTCTTAATAAAAATAATTATGGATACATTTCTCCGTCTGATTTCAATTTGTATGCAGCCAATGCACAAATGGAGATGTATGAGGAATATTACAGCAGCTTCAATAAAACAATGAATGCCGAGAATGGACGTGCATCAGGTTCTGACTATGCGGACATTAGCAAGCCAATTATGGAGGTTTTAGAATCATTTTTAATGAATGATTTTCTTATTCCAAAAACAGCCGCTTCAGGGACAAATACAAACAATTTTTATGTTCCTTCTACAACTACTGTGGGGAATGGTGCATATATGATTAACAAAATAATTGTTTATACAAAACTTTTGACAAGTGGGTTTACAGACCAAACTTCCCCATTTTCTTGCATAGATACTACAACTAATTTTATAACAGCAGGTGTAAAACCGGGCGATATTATTGTCAATAATGACACATTCCAAAGTTCTATTATTGTAGCTGTAGCTTCTATTGATACGTTGAATTTGCAGGATGATATATTTCAAGACCCTCTTTTTGGAGAAAATTATATCATATACTCAGGGTCAAGTTATTCGGAAGCTGAAAAGGTTACTAATAGTAAAATACTTTTGCTTCAAAACTCATTACTTACGGCTCCATCTTTAATCTATCCTGCTTATACAAATATAGGGGACTATATGTCTTTATATCCAACAGCAATACAAGGATACGGTGCGGTAAGATGCGATTATTTTAGGTATCCTAAGGTCCCAAAATGGACATATATAAACTTAGCAAGTGGAGAGCCTGTGTTTGACCAATCTCAAGCAGATTATCAAGATTTTGAATTGCCAAATGAGGATGCTTATAAATTAGTTATGAAAATATGTCAATATTGTGGAGTTTCAATTCGTGAGAATGAAGTTACTCAATTTGCTATGGCTCAAGAACAACACGAGCAACCATCATTCAGTATGCAACAATAAAATTAAAAATCTATGGCTTATATTTCACAATATCAGTATTACGAAAATAATGGCGTTAATCCAACGGATGCCAATTGGGGGTCTTATCAATATGTTAGCTTACAAGATATTGTAAATAACTTCTTGTTGATGTATTCCGGGAATCATTCATTGGTAAATAATGAGGAGAGATTCAAGATATTATTTCACGCTAAACGTGCTATTCAAGAGTTAAACTACGATGCTTTCAAAGAGATAAAAGTATTGCAGTTAACTGTTCCTGAGTCTTTGATTTACATACTCCCATCTGACTATGTCAATTGGGTTAGAATATCGTTATATAAAGACGGATGGTTAAGACCATTGACAGAAAATATTCAAACTCTATCTTCCAATGCTTATCTTCAGGATAATACAGGTATGATTTTGTTTGACCAAAATGGTGGGATACTTCAACCTCAAAACTCTGAAATTGATTTAGATAGATTCAAAAAAACAAAGAAAAGCATTTATCTTAATCAAGGAAACCAATTTGATGGTCAATATGGTTGGAACATTGATGGGATGTGGTATTTCCAATATGAAATGGGTGCGGCTTTTGGGTTAAATACAGAAACGGCTAACTTCAATCCTACATTTAATATAGATAAGAAAACAGGGGTTATAAACTTTGATTCTTCAATGTCAAATGAGTCTTGTATTCTTGAGTATGTATCTGATGGGATGGAAAATGGAGACACATCAAAAGTTACTGTAAACAAACTTTTTGAACAATATATTTACGCTGCTATTAAATTTGAAATTTTAAATTCTAAATTTGGAGTTCAAGAGTACATAATAAATAGAGCAAGAAAAGAAAGACAGGCGTTACTTCGTAATGCTAAAATCAGAATCAGTAACATACATCCCGGAAGACTCTTAATGAACCTTAGAGGGATGGACAAGATAATGAAATAATATGGCAAAAGTCACAAGGAATTTTATAGCCGGCAGAATGAACAAGGTAATGGACCAACGTCTTTTACCTGATGGAGAATATGTCGATGCTATGAACGTCAGAATGGG